TATAATGAGTATTATATGCTAAAAGATTTAATATTTGATTTAATCCTGATGCACTAAAATCATATCCAGCAAAAGTTGATTGATTTCCCAAAAATGATTTTAGGTTATTTTTTATCTGATCAAAATCTAAATCAGTTACATCTAGTTTATTATTTACTGTAGCCATATTACTCTATTTCTAAAAATTCTGTTATCTGAATTACTTCGCGACTTTGTTTTTCACTAACAAAAATTGTTATACTATATCTGTTATTATCTGCGTCTGGTACAATATCAACATTTTTTAAATCTAAAAAATCACTACAATTTTCATTTATTGAATCTTCTATAACTTTTTTCATCCCTTGTGCAGTAACCTCATTTACATGCTCAAATAGAAAAGATTGTAAATCTGTAAAAAATTGTGGTTGAAAAGGTATTTCTCCTGGTTTTGTTTTCAACAATAATTTAACACCCTGAACTATTGATCCCTCTGTATCTTTCAAAACAACATCGGTGTTTCCTAAACCTGGGGCTGATGCAAAAGATAAAGAAACGTCACGAAGAATATTTGTTAATCTTCTAGTGACTGCTTCTTCTTTTACCTCTAAATCCCAATCTCTCTGTAATGATGATTCTCTATAAGCCATACTAATATTTATACCTTATTCTTTCGTTTCTTTTACTCCACCTATTTTTTCTATAAGTTTCATTGTCGCCGCTCCACTTGCTGTTCCAGCTAAAAGAGTTAATGACCAAGTATAATCTATATTGTCTGGTGGTTTATTTTTTGAATTTACTAATTTTTTTCTAATTCTTTCCATACCTTTACCCCCATCTGTAGAACCATCAAGTGGGACATATAGAAAATAAATACCCGCATCAACAACTCCCAATTTTAATAAATTAACTAATTCTTCCATTTTTTTAATTAATCTATCCAATCTATCGATCACTTCTTCTTCAATAAACTTAACAATTCTATCAATAAATTCTATAATAGATTCACCCAATGATTGCAATTTTTCAACTTGATCAACAATATAAGTCAAAACTGTTCTCAATTGAGGAATAAAATCTTCTAATGTATAATGATTCCAATGAGGGTATGCACCTTTTTGTATTTTTGGATCAGTTGATGTTCCATCAGGACCATCTTGATTATCTTCAACAGCACCCACGGTACAGTATCTTGGTGCGGGTAAAGAATCGCCACTTTCACCTTTCCATGTTTCCAAATACATATAACCATCCAATTGATCTCGAAAAAATGCAACCATTTTTGGGTCCATTCCTGTTAAATCCATTTTAACTTTTTGACTAAGTAATTTAACCGCCTTATCACTTTCTTCATCTGTCAAATCATCCATGTCTTCAATATTAATAGATGGAATATTATTTGTTGGTAGTCTATCTGGATTGTCTATTACTAATTGCTTCAACACTCTTTCCCAATGATCATTTCCTTTCATATCAGGACTAGTTCCAACAAAGTTAAAATCACTAATTGTTAATTGACTATTAGGTGTTAAATTGTTTGTTATTTTTTCTAATTTTCCAGAAGCATACTTTTCAACTTCAACTCCTTCTGAGGACAACATATCATAAAGTGACTTATAATTCGCCAATTTTTTTCTAGCTTCTTTTTGTATTTGTTCTAAAATTGATTGTTCCTCTTTCCATTGTGCTTCAAGGAGTTGTAGAGCATTGAGAAATTGATTTCCTGGATTTTCAACCAATACTTGTAATCTAACAATGTTATCTTCAATTTGAATCAATTCATCTCTTAAATTGCCAGATCCTTCAATTTTATCTACTTCACTTTTTATTTGTGTTTGTGTAGAAGAAACTTTTCCTCTTTGGTTTTCTATTTCTGTATTTAATTGGGATAATGCTTGTTCTTGTCCTTGGCTCTCATCAGGTAATAAATCAGCTGCTGCATTTTTTGCAGTTTCATAAAGTTGTGAAATTTCATCTAAATGATTTTGTTGTGCATTTTTTTCATCAATTAAATTTTGTAAACCTGTATCTTCTGCATAAACATCCTCAATATTATTATTTGTAAATTCTGAAGCATTTAGATTGGCCGTCACATGATCTTGATTTTCTCCAACAGAATAATATATGTAATACTCTTTAAAATATGTGTCTTTAATACTTCTTTTTGTAAGAGTAATTTCTTCTGTTAAATCAAGTATACTTTGTTTCACATCCTCAATTTCTGCCTTTATATTGTCTTCAGAGTCATATCCATAGAATGTTAACACGTCTGTTTGTGCAGATTGTTCAGCTTGTTCTCTTAATCTTTTTTTAGAATTCAATTCTTCTAAAACAGCTGTTTGTTCAATTAAGGTTGTCTTTAAAGCATTAATTCTATCAGTTATATCATCAATTTCTTTTTGTTTGTTTAATTTATCAGTTTCAGCGCCTTTTAATTCAAATTTTGCATCCTCAAATTCATTTTTTACAGAAATTGAAATTGATTTTCTAGCATTTTCAAATTTGTTAAATGCATCTTTAACTTTACTATCTTGTTCTCTTTGTTCTTTACTAAAAACTGTCGATTGACTTATATCAATTTCACCAGTAGCATAAGCATGATGTGGTGATGGTGTTATTCCATATGTTTTTTGTAACTGTTCTCTGGCCTCTAATGGAGAAATTTCAGTAATGTACTTTGTTTTTTCAAAATGCACACTTTCAGGATTTGCCAATTCTGCTTCATAATGTCTAAAAAGTTTTAATTGTTCAATTTGTGCTGCTTTGTCTGCAGATATATCTCTATCAGATTGTATTTCTCGCAATATAGAATTTATGTCCAATTCATCACCGAAAACTTTTGTACCATTTTTTAAAACAAATTTAGGATAATGATTATTAACATCACCGTCTGCGGCAGAATATTCAGTTCCATCAGAACTAACCAAACCTTTCATATCATCCAATTCCACTTCAACCAAAGTGTCACCAGGTTCAAATTTATTAAATAATCCATTATGTAATACAACAACTTCTTGTTGCCAAGTTTTCATTTTTATTTCTGTATTTTGCTGAAAAACATTAAAAGACTGATCTGGTTCAAAAAATGAAAACATTGATGAATCTTCATTTGATAAAACTTGTTGTGAAGCGGCATCAGTAACTATTGTTTGTCCATCTTCATTAACTTGATATTGCCTACCATCTGATAAAACAGAATCTTGTTCTTTTGCTCCTCCAACTTTTATAATTTGTGCAACATCACCATTTCTCAAATTCATCAAAAATACTTTATCATTTTTGTGATTACTTATATTAATACCCCTTAACTCACTAAATTTTTTAACATTGTCAGAATTTGTTCCAATTTTAAAAAGACCCCTATCTGCTTTTATATGTGATTTCCTGCCCGGTTTAAAAGGAACGTCTTCAAAAGCCGGATTATTTTCCCATCTATTAGGAGCACATAAATTTGTAACAACCATTGTTTGTGTTCTAAAATTTTCCAATGATTGTTGTATATCATACATTTCTTCCCAAAAATCTTTTAATGGTTTCAATGTAGAAAAATAATTATATAATTTTGCTGCTTTTTCAACTAGTTTTGTTGGATCTGATGTACCAATCAAAACAAACAATGCACCAACTTGTGCATCTTTAGAAAATCTAGGTACAAACGGATCTTTAATATCATCAAAAGATTGGTTCACAATGTCAATCATTTTAGATGGTGGACATATGTTCATTCCTTGTGTAGCATTTACAACTTTTTTTATTGGTATTTTATCCCACCATCTTTCATTTTGATTTGAACCAGGTTTCTTTTTTTGTTTGATAAACATTGGTTTACCTTGACCTGATTCTGGAATTCCTGGAATTTTTCTTCTATAGAAAACATCACCATTCCAAACCAATAAATCATTTGGTCTAGATAATATATTATTAATTCTTTTGATATAAGGATTATTTTCATCACCAACACCTAATTTAATATATTTTGAATCTTTTCTAAATTCTGCAGCAAGATCATATAATCTATTAATATTTTCAATAGGGTGAACATGAAATCCTACTTTATTAGTATATGGATTTAAAAATATACCAGACCAAATTTGTTTTTCCAATTTTATTTTTGGTTCTCTTTTTTTCAAATCATAAAGTTCTGCCATTTGGTCTTGTTGACTATCAACCCATAACCAATAAATACCACTTTCTAAAAAATCATCAACCGCATTTCTCATAGCCTGTACAAGTGGCGGTATCAATAATAAAACTGGATTTATTTGACCAATTGCTAAAGCTTTTTGTGCATGTAATAAAGTTTTACCAGCATTTAATGCTTCTTTATATGCTTTAATTGCTGCTTCACTATCTTCAACAACCTTTGCAAAAGCATCATTTGTTTTGAAACTCGCACCAATCCATGAATTTTTAATTGCTGCATCTTTAAATGCATCAGCTCTTTCATGAGGTTTTAAATCTCTTAAATTTGATACAGGTCCGCCTTTACTTGGCATTTTTTTCCTCTTTAGCTAGTTCTACTATACCTTTAAGTTCTTCTCTAAAAGTTTTAGCAATTTTTAACATTTTTTCCATCTCACCTAATGATGGATGTTTTAAAGGTTCTTCAGCACTTGATTTCCATTTATTATCATCAGCTGGCATAAAATTTTCCTCTACCATTTAAGAGATCATAAGAATTTCTTTTGTCTCTAATTTGTTTATATTGAAAATCCAAAGCGGATGCATCATCCATTGTATTTTGAACTAATCCTAAATCATTACCTAAACAAATATTAACCGCTTCATATATTGTTCTACCATAGGGAACTAATGAAGTTGAAGATTTTGCTGGTAATGCTGTAACAGTAATTTCTGGTTCAGTACCATTACTAGATTGATTTCCATTATATGTTGGCATTCCAATTCTTGAATTGATTTCTGTAATTCTAGCAGTAATTTGTGTCTTGGCAGTATCCAAAGTTGCTTTTAGTGGTAATACGTCATCTGTATTGATAAAATCTCCACTTGGATCATCATCAATATCATTAAAGTGTGCTTCAAGATCATCAATATCTTGTTTCGCTGCTACAATTGCATCATCAAAAGATTGTGCTGCATTTTTCTTATTTACATCATATTCTGCTCCATTGGAATCTTCTATAATTGGATCTCTAAATTCCCTCAATCCATCTAAAGCTACTATTTTGGATTTAACAAAATCATAATCTCCCGCCACCAAACTATTATTTGTGTCACCATTTTTCATGTGCATTAAATCATTCCAAGCGTGTGTAGTTTCTTCAATTTTATATTCAAAAGTAACTTTCCATGCTTGATTTTGACTTGTACCTGAATTATATGTACTCCAAATAAATGAATGGGTGTAAATTATATCTCCACTAGGTATAAGATTATCATCACCATCACGAGTATTATGGCTTGGTGGAGATTTAGCGTAGATAGTTACATTTGATACTGTTGCAGGCTGAGAAGTATATACGTCAGTTGTAGTAAAATCATCAGCAGTTCCCCAAGTAAATGATTTGTTTACATTTCCATTTTCAGTTTGTACAATATGACTACCAGCCCAAGGACTTGGTATTGTTCCAGGAGTTGTACCACTTGTAGAACTAACAGTATTTGCACCTCCAGCTACATTACGAATTGCTTGAAGTGCGGTTCTTATTCTGTCTATAGATTCTGTTAATACTGTTTCACTTCCTTCAGCAAATTTTGCTTCAGGTTCTATACCTCTATCAGTATTAGTCGTTGAATATGGTATTGAATTTGGTACTACAGATTTATTATGAGCGGCAGTTATTGGATCAACTAAGTAAAAAAACTTTCCTGCGGCATCAACCATATATCTGTAATCACCTATATTATTACCGTTATTATCTTTTCTATCTTCTTCATACTTAACAAATCTTCCAACAAAAATATCATTCATTCCTAATCCTGATGGTTGTAATCCACCTTCAGAAGATGCATTTCTTGCTCCCTCAATTGCTGGTTTAAGTGGATTTCTTTCTTTATTAGGATAACTATTTGGATCTGTTGAAGATGATTGACTTGATGATTGTAATCCAGAACCACCTTTGAAAACTATAGGTGTACTACTTCCTTGTGCATTTTCTGGTAACAAATTTCCTAATGCAGTTTCAAATGTAGTTTTAGTATATAAAGTAGCTTCACCAAAAGTTTCATTAGTTGCTGAATAAACACCGTCATCATCTCCAATAGGTTTCCAATTACTATTAGGAACCATACCTTCTGTAACTATTTGTGCAATACCAAACAAAGTATGTGCTTCTCTACCTTGTATTACTTGTTTTGAAGTAATTGTTAAATCTGTAAATGCTTCTTCAACATTATTACTAAGTATTACATTATTATTTTCAGAATCTACTGCTACTACTGTAAGATTAGAATTCCATGAAGAACTTGACAATTCATCACCCATTGTAATCATACTGGCATTAGAAGTAAAAATAGTATTACCTGGTAAATCGGAAATTACATCAATCGTGGAATTAGCAGTAATTGTTAAAAATCGATAATCTGTATTATGTCTTTTTACTCCATAAAAATTACCAACTGGTGGTGGTAAAACTGTTGTTGAATCTGATCCTTGTTCCAATGTATGTTCTAATGTCAAATATTGATCACTTGTACTTGTAAATTCTACCAAACCTATATTAGCAAAAGCAAATAGTTCATTCCAATTTCCAGTTTCATCAGCAATACTATCACCAAAAGTAACATTATTGCCTAAAGGCATGTCAGCTGAAGGATTAACGAATGGTGTGGTATTTGCTATTATGTCAATTAATTCTCCTGTTGCTCGACTTCTGACAAAATAATAATCACCAACAAAATTACTATAAGTATTTGATGTTCCATCAGATTCAGTAGATGTTGCTGTACTGCCAGAAGTATTATTTAAAGTAATTACATATTCATCTCCTGGATCTTTTAATAAAACACCAAAATGCGGTTTTGATCCTATACCACCATTTAATGTTGGAAAAGTAAAATTAGATGAAGCGGTATAATCTGTAGGTTCACCAAAATCATGATACATAATATTGTTTGTATTTGCTCCCAAACAATTTGCTCTAATCTTTGCTAGTTCATAAGCAACTTTAGGTAAATTTCGACCAGAACCATAATCTGTTGATAGACTTGTTGCTAGTGTTGTCAAAGTTTCATTATACAATTGTATATTTTTAACAACATCTATTCTTGAATTAATAACATCAGTTGGTTTAGATGCCAAATCATCAACTAATTCTGCCTTTTTTTCAACTAATGATGTCATGCTGGTGGTCCCGTTACTACAACTGGTGGTGAACCAGGAATTATTGCAGTTATTTTAATATTAAGTGTATAAGTATTTATTGCCGTACTTAAATTCTTACCAAATGTTGCACCAGGAGTAGGATATTGCGAAAATATTTTCATCAAATCAGATAATAATCCAGGTAGTGGTGTTGCGTGTGCCATATATCTTGCGGTTTTTAATGTTAAAAAACACTCATCTATTTTTTTAGCAACTTCTTGACCAATTTGTGATCCTGCCGCTAATCTTTTTTCAAAAATCTCTCCCAAACTTGGACCCAAACTACTTAACCCAGGCATTCCTGCAAAATTTCCACCTGCTGGGTCCATCAATGATTGTGTATATTGTGCTATTCCATTTTGAATGATAGTTCCTGCTTGTATTCCTACTGCATTGGTTTTACTAAACCCATTCATAAATTCATTATTCATTCCAGATAAATTAAGTGACATAATACCTCAAATTAAACAAGCCATTATTTTAGTTTTCAATAATTGCAATTGTGAACGATTGATTGGCTGGCCACTATTTCCAGATCCTGTAGGTACTGTTATGTTAGAAATTTCATCTATTAAATCATCAAAACAAGATTTTAAAGATTTTGCAGCAGATCCTATCTTTATGGGAGCAGTTGATGATATGGACATTGCTCCACTACTTTGTATTGTCATAGCGACTGGATGATTTAATATTGTCGCTAAAGGAGTTATTGAAATACTTCCAAATTCACCAAGATCTCCCAATGTCATATTTAAAAATCCTGTAGTTCCTCGTGAAGCTCTTGCTGCATTAATTTCAATTGGTCCCAATTCAGTGTGCATCTTTACTCCACCTGCTGGAGCTAAAGGAATTCCAGCTGTACCAATATCAATTGTTCCTGATGTAGAATGTAATTTAATTCCTTTATTTGTTCCTACAAAATTAACTTGATCTGCGGCAAGTACATCAAATGTACCTGATGTAAATGATGTTAACGCTGAAGAACTAAAACGGGTGGATGCAACAGAATAAAAATTTAAATCTTTATCAGCACTAATATTAGTTTCATCTCTTGTTCCCATCATGAATGAAGATACATTTGCTTCATATTTTCCTGTAACATCAACAAAATAATTTCCTTGTTCTATGTTTGCAAAAAATGATCCACCTGATCCAACCTTTAGTGACATATTAGAATCAGATTGTGACTTATTTCTATTAACTAATATTTGATAACTTTTATCAACTGTTTCTATTTTGTGTCCCGCAACACGATCATATGAATTATTATGAATTATATTATAAAGTTCATTAGTTGTTTTATTAACAACTGTTCCTGATGGGTGATATTCTTGAAATGATCCTGATCTATGATAAAAATGTAACCTTTCAAAATTAGGTGTATCATCCATTTCTATAACATGACCACTTTCTGTAACAGTTACATGATTATATGGATAAGAAGCATTATAGGGTGATATTGGTTCAGAAAAAGATCTTATAGATGGTTTTATTGATGGTTCTAGAAAATTTTGTGCAGATAATGAAGTACCAAATCCAGAAGTATCTACTGATTGTTGCTGTTTTAGTATTGATCCAAAATCACCACCAGTTTTTATATTTTGATTTAATGATCTAGATTGTCTTTTTCTTGCTAATATTGAATATTTACTTTCAAATATTTTTCCATCATCAGAAGCAGTTAATCCTGTTGTTGGATCTGCTTTACCTCTAGCTAATGCAGGAGTTGTTGGTTGACCAATGTAAGATATATCGGGATAAGGTGATTTTCTTTCTTGTTCTGTTATAATTGGACTCGCACCTAAACTACTAATAACTTCATCAGGTTCTCTAGGAACTAAATTTATTTGTTTTACACTTGCATTATCTTTTAATGATCTTATTTTTTTCTTAAACGCAGATTTACCAAAAGGATGTTCTGTTGAAGACATTGCTTCATCATATTCTCTTGCGTCATGAAAACCAATTTTAGCAGTATAAATTGATCTTGCGTCTACTTCTGGTACTCCATTCAATGTTCCAAACATTATTGGTTCTTGTGCATCTCTACCATCTCTAAAAAATCCAACAACCCATGTTCCTTCCACAGGACCAACGGGAGCTTGGCCAACATTTGTTTGTGAAGCAGAAGTAATAGGCATCAATGGTGTAGCCCAAGGTAAATCTTGTGTAGGTATTAAATTTTTATCTTCTGTATGAAATCCTAAACAACGAACTTTACATCTACCCAAATACATTGGATCATGGCGATCTTCAACAACACCAACCCACCATATAAATTCCATCCCTAATGAATTTTTAGTGAGCATTATTCATCTCCCATAACTGAATCTTCATCATAATCGCCTTGTGTTTCTAAATCTGCAATTGGTTCAGGTAATGATCCACTCATACTATCTTTCATCACAACCATTGCTAAATTATGATTAATGTTTTGTTGTGATTTCAAAAATCTATGTTCAATACTAGAAACTAAAAAATTACCAGATGCTAATCTGTTTTGTTGTCTTGTTGATTGAAAATC